AAATAATGGCGTGCAACCATTCGAGGTTTCAATTTTAACTAAATTAATTCAGTTGCACACCACTAATCAGGCACCATTGCCTAGATCTTTTTCAGCTTCTGTTACTTGATCATTGTGAAGTTTTACAATCCAATATGAATCCCACAATAAACAAAAGACGCAATAAGTCTTTGAATTTTCGTCATTACACTTACACGGTTCTTCTGTCACTTTACACCTTCCAACGCTTCACGGGCTAATTGCTTTGTGTAGTTACGCCAATCATTCAACCATATAACTAAATTTTCATCTTCTGATCTTGTATCTGTTTTAGAAATATACTCCAATGCTTCTCTGAGTCGAGCATTTTCGGATTTCAAGCGGTCGATTTCATGAGTGTTTTTTATAACAATTCCTACATAATCCCATTTAATCTGAGGAGGGCTACTTGTTAAAATAGTATTAGGATCTGCCTTTTGAAGAATAAAAGATCCATTATGTTCAATTACTCGATATTTATTTTCTTCTATATAAATCATCACTCCCCCTTAATCTCACTCAGTGCTTCAGTAGCAATTAACCAAGACTGATGCGAGTTAGCATCTGTACATTCGTGGTAAATCTTTTCTAAAGCAGATACTGCAATTGTTAAACGCTTCTCAAGTTTAAGTGTTTCAGAGTGTAGCTTCATGGCTATTTTTACATTCTGAACAATGAGAGGATTAATCTTATCCATTAAAACGGTATATTTTCTTCAGTCATGGTTGAAGCAACATAAGAACCAGGTGCTACCGGTTGCTGTTTGCTATAGTCAGGCGCATTGTTAGCTACTTCTGTCATGCTGGTTTTAAAATCAGTAACAATCGCTTCAAGCTTAAACTGTGTTGAACCGTCTTTCTGTTTGATCGGCGCATTTCTAAGGGCACCAATCGCTGTAATCTTCTGTCCGTCTTGAAGAAGGTGTTCGTTGTTCTGGCTATCGTGCCAGCAAGTGACAGGGATTTTAGATGTGTAGCCTTGATCATTCATGCATTCGATCATGAAGCTAATAAGCGTTTTACCAGACGGTGTGACCTTATGTTTTACGTACAGTGCTGTTCCTTCAAGTTTAAATTTATTTACCATAATTATTATCCATCCTTTGTAAGAAATCTTTATTGTGAGTGGGAAGACCTAAGAACGCGTCACGGGCTAATACGTAATCATGCCAAGCCTTGAAGCGTGCTTTAATTAAAGACCTGTCGTTTTGGTTATTAGCTGATTGGATCATCGTCCAGACTTTATAGGCAGCTTTTACGTTTGGGTCTTCTATGGCGGTACTGGGGTGGTGTTGAATCTATAGTGCATTACTAACTTCCTTTAATTTCATTTGTTGGTGTTTTGCGCCACAAGAACGAGAACAAAACAGCTTGTTATATTTATTTTGTTTTAATTTCATATTTAGATATCTGTTATTTTTCAAAACTTCTTTGCCACAAAAACCGCAATTAAACTTTCTTAAACTGTTTTGTCTGTATATTTCACCATGCAATTTTCTATGTTCATGAGAAGTTACTAACCTTAAATTGGAAATATTATTATCGGTATGATTTCCATTTAAATGATGTATTTCCATTCCATTAGAAGGAACAAACCCGTTAAACTTCCACCATACAAAATGATGTTCATAACAATAACGGTTACGATATTTTTTACCTGGATAATTTTCAGGTGCTATTAATAAAACATATTTACCGTTTTTCATAAAGCTAGATGCCTCTTATGGAGTTGAACCATAGACAATCGTATTTTTTACGCTGCTCTACCGCTGAGCTAAGAGGCAATGACGACAATTAATCATAAAGATTAAGTTCATGGTAATTATTAAAACAGATTCATAATACATCTAGTTCATTAACTTTTCTTCTGCTTAAAAACATTCGTTTAGTATTCTCAGCAGGTGTTACTTCTTCAAGATGTTCAGGGTTAAAACATTTAGTATTCCTGCAAAGATGATCAATTGCCATGCCGTTAGCTATTTTACCTTTAAAGAATTCATAAGAAATACGGTGTACACCAGTGCTTGCAGTGCCATTAGATATATACCCATACCCACGGATTATACAACCTGTCCATTCCCAGCAACCATTGTTTATTTGCATCTTAGAGATTAATCGCATGATTAAATCTTTTTTGTTTAATTTTTTTGTTCTTCGTTCAATACGCTTATTTATGTTCACAAGCAAGTTGTGAAATCTAACGTGGTGAAAGTCAAGCCATCAGCCACACATTTTACACATTTATTGTTTAAAGCCAAGATGAACCAACTGCATTCCCCCTACCTAATGGTTTTTTGGAGGATCGGTGCTAATGCCCGTATAGCTTACTCGTAGTGTCTTGGTAGTTTGACTTGATCATCGAATCTTTAACTCAATAACCCAGTAAACCTACCAAACAAGATACCCATGCCTGAGTACCGCCAGCCTTATCCACTTATAAGCCTGACAAGATAATTACTTACCTGTCTTGCTACCGTTGCCGGTGCCAGAATCAATTAACCGCTCGTGGTTCAACGCTATTATTCCCCCTTGATCAACTTACCGAATCCTTCTCGTCGATCAGAACCTTAATCAGCCAGATCACTACTGTTAATCCATGCCTTTACGAGTACGCCTAATTAATCCTTCATTACCCTAGATTTTAAAAGCTGAGGGTAAACATACTTTGCAATTGAAATAACAGAGAAGGTGTGTGAACCTGTGATCCGTTAGTTACGTTGCGGTTCTAACACTACAAGGGCTAGGCAGAGATTTCAAGATCGAACCTAGCCTTTATTATTTATCACTTAATCTTATTGATTTATGAGACACCATAAGCAATCCTAATGGTGTTATGAATGACACAGACAGTAAGCATCTAACATTCCAGGCAGTATTCAACAAAGCTCAGACCGTCATCGACGGATCCCTTCGCATCTCATTAGACCTAACCCCTGACCAAGCACAAGCAATGGTTGACCTTATTCGTTTACAAGGGCGCATCTTGGAAGTGGCTATTATCCCTCACCCTAAAGCTAGCAAAGAATCATCTGACTGGATTGGTGACATCAATGGCTAGACCACAACTTGAGATCGACGGAAACCTAGTTTATAAGTTTGCATCCCTTGGCTGTAAAACAACAGAAATAGCTGACTACTTTAGTTGCTCAGTGGATACTATTGATCGCCGTTTTGCGGATGAATTGAAAAAAGGCAGGGCTAATCTCAAAATGTCTCTGCGCCAATGGCAATTAGATGCCGCTCGTAACGGAAACGCCACCATGCTCGTCTGGCTAGGTAAGCAAATGCTTGAACAACGGGATGAGACTAGCGCCACAGTTAAAATCGATTCAGAAGCCATTAAGAAGCTTTCTGATGCTGACCTAGTGGTTGCCCTGAAAGAAGCTCTGAAAGGGCTAGAAAAGGATTCTAGCAATGAATAACGGTATCCCTGTAAAGCTTCGCCAGGCTAACGAGAATGATAAGAACTTTATCTTCAGCAAATGGCTTAAAAACTATAAGTTCAGTAGCCGGTTCGCTAAACGCATTAAAAATGATGTGTTCTATAAGTGGCACCAACTGATTCTCGAGAACATCCTGCGTAGACCTAATACCCACGTCATCATTGCCCATCCTACCGATGAACCGGACGTGAACCTTGCCTTTATTTGCTTTGAAGTAGTCGATGACATTAAGGTCATTCATTACGTATTTGTGAAGCCTGAGTTTCGGAACTTCGGGCTAGGTAGAACATTATACAACTACGCTCTAAACGATACCGTGGGCGGTTACTTTACCCATTGGACATACCCTATCGATGCCATTGAACCAAAACTGATTGGGATGATCTATGATCCATACAGAATATAAACCTAAAGACTGGGAGTTTTATCTTACCAGTGATGATCTGACATTCCTTTTAGCACTCATGAAGCGCATGAAATCAAACGCTATTTACTTTTCGTCACATTCTTTAATAGAGTTACGGGAAGACATTGATACAATCGTTTACGATAAACAAATCTTAAACACTAAAAACTAGGGAGTAATCATGGAAAAACAAGACAAGAAATCTAAAGAACTAAACATCCGTCAAATCGAGCTACACATTGCAATCCTGTATGCTAACAACGCTAAGAGTTCATTTACTTCTAAAGACTTTGAGATTGAACATATTCCTGGATTGGGTTTTAGCATTTATAAAGAAGGGCAAGCAGTTAAAAAAGCTGTGACCTACAACCAAGTGAAATCGTTTGAGCTTGAAGTTTGAATTCAGATTACCTTCGCATCTTGCTCGCTGAGATTGAACGCCGTAAAGGCTTGCCCAAGTTCGTCCTAGATGACTACTGCTTTAGGGAGCAAATTGATTTTATCACTGATAAGGCTAGGTTTAAAACGGCGGTATGTTCTCGACGTGCAGGTAAAACCATTAGTTGCGCTGTACACCTACTAGATCATGCGAAGACTAATCCTGGTCGTGTGTGCCTATACATCACACTAGACCGTAAGAACGCGAAACGAATTATCTGGCGTGACATTCTTAAGATCAACAAGGAATACAACTTAGGCTTTAGGGTTGATAACCAAGAACTAAGCCTTACGCATTCCAATGGGTCAATCATTTACATCTCAGGGGCTAAAGACAAAAGCGAGATTGAAAAGTACCGCGGTCTTGCCATTAGTCTAGTCTACATCGATGAGTGCCAATCCTTTCGATCATACATTGAAGACCTAGTGGATGATGTACTCGGTGCTGCACTTTACGATTACAACGGTACGCTTTGCCTCATCGGTACACCTGGGGCTGTTCCTGCTGGGTACTTCTATCAAGCGACACAATCAGACCGATGGTCACATCACTCTTGGACGATGTTCCAGAATCCGCATCTTGAGAAGAAGTCAGGTCGCGCTATCATGGAGCTAGTTGAAGAAGACATGAAGCGTATGGGTGTTGATATTAACCATCCCAAGATTCAACGCGAGTGTTTCGGCAAATGGGTAATCGATACCGAATCCCTAGTTCTTAAATACTCTGATACTAAAAACAACTATGACCAAGTGAATGAATCCGGTGAGTGGTCTTACATCATCGGTGTTGACCTTGGATGGCATGATTCTGACGCTATTGCCGTCATTGGGTGGCGTAAGTACAGCCGTCAAAGTTATCTCATTAAAGAAATCGTTAAACCTAAGCAGGGCATCACAGAACTAGCGCACCAACTTAAACAGCTTTATGCCGAGTATGATCCGATGAGAATCGTCATGGATACCGGTGGTTTAGGGAAGAAGATCGCTGAAGAGTTAACCATGCGGTATGCGCTACCCATCTCAGCAGCCGAGAAGACCAGGAAGTTTGAATACCTTGAACTTCTTGGCGACAGCCTTATGACGCAATCGTTTATGGCTAAGAAGGATTCTCTATTCGCACAAGACTGCGCACTAACTGAATGGGATATGGAAGCAAAAGCTAAGGGCGTTCTAAGAATCAGTACCACTCTGACATCATCGACGCTGTACTGTACGCCTATCGTGAAAGTCTTCACTGGATTGAAGGTGATGCACCGATCAGACACAAAGCCGGTACGCCTGAACATTTTGAACAGATTGAAAATGAGCATTTTGAATCAGTTTTGAATGAAATCAACAAAAAACATGATGACAATGAAGAGGATTTCATTTGAAATGAAGAGCATGGACAAAGGTTTAATTGACCTACTGAAAAAAGCGAAGAAGCTCGGCATTAAAAAAATAACAATTGGTGACAACGGAGAAAAGTCTTTCGAGTTCTTTGATCGACCTTTTGACAAGTTGAAACCTAGTCGTGCAGAGATCATGGGCGAAGAAACGCCACGGATGCCAACTGACGATGAAATGCTGATGTATTCAACCGATGAGTTTGATCGTATGAGAGAAGAACGCAAGGAAGCTGCAAAGTATGAGTATTGATTATAAATCATTTCAAAATAGCAAAGACGGGCTTAACCCTGAAACCAATACAGCTAATAACTGGTGGGCACAAAAGGGTAACAACTTAGCTGATGCCGTTCATAAGATCGTTTACGTGCTTCAGCGTTTTGATTCATCCCGTATTACTCAGTACCAGATTAGTTCTAAGCTTTATAACAACATCAGTCTGATGGGTTTGAACGGTTACAATCTTTCTAAGATCAGCACTAATGCTTCTGGGCAGAAAGACCGTATCACCTACAACGTGGTAGCATCTGCAATCGATACCGTGATCGCTAAGATGTCTAAGAACAAACCTAAACCACTGTTCTTAACGTCCGGTGGTGATTACAAACAACAACGTAAAGCTAAAAAGCTTGATAAGTTTGTTGAAGGTATCTTTTATGAAAACAAAGCGTATGAATTAAGCATTGAAACGTTGCTCGATGCCGCTGTGTTTGGTGATGGATTCATCCAAGTATATTGCAAGGATGGTAAAATCTGTTATGACCGCGTGATGCCAGGTGAGTTGTACACCGACTGGCTTGAATCCTATTACGGTAAACCGCGCCAGCTTCACCGGCCACGTAACTTTGACCGCGATATCCTGATCAACATGTTCCCTAAGTTTAAACAGCAAATTCTTGATGCCAAGGCCGCAACAAGTGACATGGTTGGTATTCAGCAAAACGTAGCTGATCAAGTTACCGTTGTTGAATCATGGCGTCTCCCATCTGGTAAAGACGCGAAAGATGGGATTCATTGTATTACCATTCCTGGACAAGTGTTGTTTGTTGAAGAGTGGACGAGAGATCATTTCCCGTTTGCGCACTTCCGCTGGGCTAAACGTTTAAATGGTTTCTGGGGTCAAGGTGCTGCAGAACAGATTCAAAACATCCAACTTGAGATCAATAAAATCCTTTGGATCATTCAGCGTTCTATTCACTTGGCTGGGTCATTTAAGATTTTCAATAAGATCGGTAACAAGGTTGTCACTGAACATCTTAACAATGACATTGGTGCAATCGTTGAGTACACCGATACTCCTCCACAATACGTTGTGCCTCCAATTGTTCCAATGGAGTTGTATAACCAAGTTGAAAATCTTAAACGTTCAGCGTTTGAAAAAATCGGTGTAAGCCAATTAAGTGCTAATTCACAAAAGCCTGCAGGGTTAAATTCTGGTGCTGCTCTTCGTGAATACAACGATATTGAAACAGAACGTTTCATGGTATTAGGGAAATCATATGAAAACCTTTTTTTACAACTTGCTGAACTTACTATTGATTGCGCGAAAGAACTTGATGAAGCTGGTGAGACGGTTCAAGTTAATGTACCTGAGAAGTCTTCGGTCAAAAGTATTAAATGGGAAGAAGTCGATCTCGATAAAGACGCATTTGTAATGAAGATGTATCCGGTTAGTTCTTTGCCTGCTGATCCTGCCGGTCGCTTGCAAACCATTACCGAGTACATGCAAGCAGGGATGATCTCACCACGTACAGGGCGTAGACTTTTAGACTTCCCTGATCTTGAACAGATTGAAGAGTTGTCTAACAGCCGTGAGGATTATCTGCACAACATCTTTGATAAGATGATTGAAGACAGCGTATACACTCCACCAGAACCATACGATGATCTGGAATTGGCACGTGAACTTGCACTTGAATACTACGCGCAAGGCAAGAATGGCGGTCTTGAAGAAGATAAGCTAGAAATGATTCGTCAGTTTATGGATCAAGTGGATCTTCTTGTGCAAAAGGCAATGCAGCCACCGATGGGTGCTGTACCGCCTGAAGCTATGGCACAACCAGGTGCTGAACTTGGTAAGCCAATGGAACCGCCAGTAAGCGAATTAATGCCTATGGCATAATAAGGGGATAAAATGGAAGTGACAGGAAGTGAACCAGTAGTTACAGAACAAGTACAACCAACAGATGCACCGGTACAGCCAGCAGGTGAAACACAGGAAAAGCCTAAAGAACTGCTAAGCACTCAGTTTGCAGCACTTGCTAAGAAAGAAAAGGCTGCTCTGTTACGTCAACGTGAAGCTGAATCCAAACTTAAAGAAGCTGAAGAGAAACTAAAGCTTTATGAACAGTTTGAGAGCAAGAAGAAAACGGCTAAAGCTAATCCTCTTGAGTTTCTAAGTGAAGCTGGGTTGTCATACGATGACATTACTGAGTTCATGCTTAACGGTGGCACTAGACATCGCGACAAGACTGAAGTTCTTGAAGAAAAGTTTAACGAGTTTATTAAGAGCAAGGAAAAGGAAGAGCAAGACCGCGTAGAGAAAGAAAAAGCATCTCTCAAAGCTCAGGAAGAAAAGGTCATTGCTGAGTTTAAAAAAACAGTTAACAAATATTTGACTGACAACAATGAGAAGTTTGAACTGATTAATTTATACAATGCGCAAGATTTAGTAATCAGTATTATTGAACAGCACTTTGAAAACAAACAAGAGATTCTAAGCAATGAACGTGCTGCTGAACTTGTTGAGAAACATTTAGAAGAAGAAGTTCAAAAGCTTTCAAATTCAAAGAAATTTAAAGAAAAGTTCACGGTTTCAACCGATAACAAACAACCACAAGCAAATAAAAATAGCGTTACTTTGCCGTCATCTCAGCCAGCTAGTAATGTTCCAAGCATGCTTAGTGCAAAGACTGAAGAAGAAAGACTTCGCCGCGCACTTGCAGCACTTGGTTAATTTGTTATCCTAAAAATGTCTCTTCGTGTGTCAGATGGGGAGTGGTGTAAACCCTCCCCATTATTGAAAGTAAACACGGCCTGTGCCTGGCTGATAGTTACCAGGAATACAAGTCATCTTCATCAGCGATAGTTACGCAACAAACCAAACACTAATTAATAACCTATTCTTCAAAGGAGAATAAAATGTCTAATCTTGATTTAGTGTCGATGAACGCGGCACTTAAAGAATTGTATGATGGCCAAGTTGTTGAAAACTTGGTGTACGCTGATAACCCATTCTTGGCTATGGTGCCAAAAGCTAATAACTTTGGTGGTAAGTACAAGCCAATCCCAATCCAAACTGGTGTGTCTCAAGGTCGCTCTGCTACCTTCAGCTTCGCACAAGCTAACCAAACTGCACCTGATCTTGAATCTTTCTTGATTACACGTGCAAAAGACTACTCTATTGCAACCATCGATAACGAAACTATGCTTGCATCTAAGACCGACAAAATGGCGTTCTTGGATGGTGCTAAACTCTTGATCGATTCTGCAATCCGTTCTTGTACCAACTCTTTGGCAGGTGCTTTGTTCCGCTCTGGAACAGGTTCTATCGGTCAAATTGGTTCTATCTCTACTGGTGTTATCACTCTCAGCAATGCAGGTGACATTACTCAGTTTGAAAAGAACATGGTTCTTCAAGCTAACGCTACTGACGGCGGTACTCCACGTGCAGCAGTTGGTTACGTTATCGCTGTTAACCGTGCTGCTGGTCAGTTGACTGTATCTGCATCACTTGGTGGTGTTGCTGGTACTCCGGCTTCATGGGCTGCTAACGATTTCCTTCTTGTACAAGGTGACAACAACGCTAAGATCAAAGGTCTTCAAGCATGGTTGCCTTCTTCTGTATCTGTTTCTGACAACTTCTTCGGAGTTAACCGCTCTGCTGACGTTTCCCGTCTTGCAGGTGTTTACTACGACGGTTCTGCACAATCTATTGAAGAAGCGGTTATTGACCACTCTTCTTTGCTTGCGCGTGAAGGTGGTAAGCCTAACGTGTTGATCTGTAACTTTGCAACTTACTCTGCACTTGAGAAGTCTTTGGGTTCTAAAGTTCAGTACGTTGACATGAAAAAAGCTGAGATTGCATTTCGCGGTATCAGCATCAATGGCGCAAACAGCGTGATTCAAGTATTCCCAGATCGCTCTTGCCCAAGCACAACCGGTTTCCTTCTTCAGATGGACACTTGGAAGCTTGAATCCCTTGGCGAAGCTCCACAAATCCTTACCTATGGTGACGGTTTGCAAATGCTTCGTGTTAGCAACCAAGATGCTGGTGAAGTTCGTGTGGGTTACTACTCACAGCTTCGCACCAATGCACCTGGTTGGAACGGACAAATTAAGTTCAGTGCTTAATTGAACTAAAGAATGGGTGGTCATCATAGTGGTGGCCACCCTACTCTTAGCGATGGGGGCATCGTTAAGTTTTATCCATACCTTAGGAGAATGAAATGAATCGTTTATTTAATCAGTTTTTTCTTAGCCTTGAACGCGGTAAAGCAATCATCTTTGGTAAAGTTGCAATTGGAGCTACTGGTGCGCCAACTCTTAATGCAATTAAATCTAAAGGTATTGCAACTGTTGTTCGCAATTCTGCTGGTAACTACACTGTAACTCTTAATGATATTTACGTTGATATGTACAGCCTTCACGTTAACTTTCTTAACGCATCAGGTGCTGGCGTAGCATACTACTACATTGAAAGTCAGGCTGTAAGCACAGCTAAGACTGTTGTATTCCAGTGCAAAGACCTTTCTGGTGCTGCTGTTGATCCATCTAGCGGAACAGAAATGCAAATCGAATTGAAACTTAAAACTTCAACTGCACCATAGGAGCATTTATGTTTCCAATTGATAAAAAGAAAACAGCCATGCTGATTCTAGCTAAAATGGGCAAAGACGGTAAGTCTGAGAACATGGAAGTTAAGAATGAGAGTGGTGATGATGAAGCTTCAGAGTACAAAGCGTGCGCTGAAGATATGATGCAAGCTATTCAAGACAAGTCTGTTGAAAAAATGATGGAAGTGCTTAAAGCATTTCATGAAATCATTAAGAACAAAGACGTTGAACAAGATATGGAAATGGAAGAAGAGGAAGAGTAATTTAATATGGCTACTACGATGACGTTGACAGAACTTAAAAACGCTGTACGCCAGCGTAGTGATATGGAAAACAGCCAATTCGTAAAAGATGCGGAACTGACTTCCTATATTAATCAAAGCTATTTTGAATTATACGACTTATTGATTCAAAAATACGGGGATAACTACTTTGTAGCATCCCCGTATTCTTTTACTACTGATGGCACTAACGATGAATACACCTTGCCTGCAGACTTCTATAAGCTTCTCGGTGTAGACTTGGCGCTGTCTAACAGCACTGATTCATGGGTTACTATCAAGCCGTTTAACTTTGCTGAACGTAACCGCTACGCTGTACCTAACTTTCAAAGCTTTTACGGTATTACTAACCTTCGTTACCGCTTGATGGGTAACAAGATTAAGTTCACTCCAATCCCACAAGCAAATCAGCCGATGCGCCTTTGGTACATTCCGCGCATGACTACCCTTGCTCTTGGCACCGATACCGTTGACGGCATTTCTGGTTGGACAGAATACATCATTATTGACTCTGCAATTAAATGTTTACAAAAAGAAGAGAGCGACACAACCGTACTTCTTGCACAGAAAATGGCTATCATTCAGCGCATTGAAAACGCTGCAGAGAATAGAGACGCTGGATTTCCTAAGACGGTTGCAGATGTATCTTTCAGTAACTATGAATGGCCATACGGTTCTGGTTCTGGGAGCTACTAATGTCATCTAAGGCACTAGCTAACGTACAAACTCAAGATTTAAAGCTTGAACAAATTCAGGCGTCAACACGTACAGCCACACAATCGGGAAGATCAAACCCGATCAATGGCGGTACTATTTTGACAAGTGTTGCATTAAATTCTGGTGATACAACTATCCCCCATAAATTATCGCAAAAACTACAGGGCTGGTTTATCGTTAGGATAAGAGGTGCGGCAACAATTTACGATAAGCAGGACAGCAATCCTTCACCGGATAAAAACTTAGTGCTGAATAGTTCAGCAGCCGTAACCGTAGACATTTTTGTATTCTAAAGGGGTTTTGAATGGCACTGGATAAACAAAACATTAGCATTAGCTTTAGCAAGGGTGTTGATACTAAGACTGACAACAAGCAAGTCGTACCAGGTAAATTGCTTAACCTTGAAAATGCTGTCCTTAAAAAAGTAGGGAAGTTTGTTAAACGTTTTGGCTACGGAGTTATCGCTGACAATGCACCGATTACCAATGGTAATGCGCTTGCTACATTTAAAAATGAACTTATTGCTTACGACGGCAATTCCATTTATTCATACTCATCGTCTGACGATAAACTGTATAATAAGGGTTTTAAAGTAGCCGTTGACATTAGTACCCAGTCAGTTGCGCGTAACTCATTTGAACAAACTAACCCTGACAGCGCATACCATAGCAACGGCATTAGCGTATATGCCTGGGAAGATTCTTCTGGAGGCGTTAGATACTCCGTATTTGATGTAGCTACTAATCAGACTATTGTTTCCAATGCTTTAGTTGATGCAACTGGATCTAAGCCTAAAGTTAAAACAATTGAAGATTACATCCTGATCTTTTTTGTCGATGGCACCGATTTAAAATATGTTTCAATTGATGCCAATAATCCTATCGTTTTAAATGCTGCAACAACTGTAGCATCAAGCATTGTCGGTTATTATGACGTAACTTATTTCAATTCCCTGATGTACGTTGCCTATGCCACAGGAACAACAGCGTCCATTTTCACCCTAAACTCGGCGCTTGTGCAATCCGGAGTGCTGTCCGTATCAGCTACGCCTTCATGTTTAGGAATTTTTAATGATGAAAGTGATAACCTTTGGTGCATTTATAATCAAGGTAACTCAGTTAAATATTTCATTTATGATTCAACTTTAACTACACAAGTTCTTGCACCTACTACAATTGAAACAGGATCTGCACCTTACGTTAATGTTACTGGGATTGTTATTAACACTTACTGCTACGTGTTCTATGAAGTAACAGGTGATATCCCATCAAACCAATATGTAAGATATGCAAACATCTCTAATAGCGGATCAATTACTTTTACCGGTGATTTCATGCGGTCTGTTGGGATTTATTCTAAACCATTTCTTGATTCAACATCACAGTGCTTTATTACTCTTACACATCAAAGTGATCTTCAACCAACTTACTTTTTAGTAAACCTTGATCAGAAAGTTGTTAGTAAACTTGCGCCAGCTTTGGGTGGTGGTTTGTCTACAACTGGTCTTCTTGCAGAAGTAAACGTAATCTCAACTGACAACTTCTTCATGGCATATGAGTATAAAGACTTTGTTCAGTCTGTTGCTGGTGACGTTACTACACAGACCGGTATTAATACTGTAAGCTTTAAATTTGCTCAGCCTATTTTAAATGCAGAGATTGGTAATCAACTTCATTCATCTGGCGGTATTATTTCTGCATACGACAGCCAAAACATTAATGAACTTGGCTTTAATTTGTATCCTGAAAAAATTGAATTATCATATAGAGCAAATGGTGGAGTACTTAGTGATGGTTCATATAGTTATGCCACTACTTATGAATGGACAGATTCTCAAGGGCAAATTCATAGAAGTGCTCCATATTTAAAAACATTAGATATTAAAAACAATACAGAATATTTTACAGCCGGCAATGGAACTTCTGGTGGTTCATTTCCGCAATATTCGTTTTATTTTAACGGTCAAGTAGGAACTGGAGCATATACTGGTAATATTGAAGAATCTTTACAAAATATTTATATAGGTAAAAAGTTATATATACCACAATATGGAAATACATATGTCACTGGGTTTGCTGACTTTAGGTCATCAGTAATTGGAACAACAAACACAATTTATATTTTTGTAAGCAATCCAATTACAAGCCCAGCTTCTTCAACCGTAGTTACAGCAAGCGGTCTTCCAAGTTATGGGATAAATGCAACATCCAATGTAGGTAGTGATGAAATTTTAGCAAAAGAAGTAAGTTTTATTAGTTATGTTGGAACTGTTACAGCAGGGTCTAATGTTATTTATATCGGGAATACAAAAGGATTATATGTTGGGATGCGATTGTTCAGCGCAAAAAATACATTTCCTTCATTTGCAAGTAGCGTGATCTCAAATAGAATTACCGCTGTACACGATGACAGAATTGAATTAGATATTAGTGCATCTTCATCTGCAAATAATATTATTTTGCATTTCTATGCACCATTTTATGGGCCAACGTCTACATCAGCAACAGTTTTTACGTATAATTCAAATATTTATGGGCCTATGAATTACTTTATAGGTCAAAAAGTATTTGCAGCAACAAATAACATAAATTTAACTCTTACAGAGAATTTACAGACAACAATTACAAATATTGTGAACTTAGGAAGTGGAATTTATCAAATAACAACTGCTAGTGGAATTGGTACAGGTACTAATAATATTTTATATTGTGTTGGTCTTTATCCAACATATAATTTATTTAATAAACAAACAATTAATGCCTCTGCAAATTTTGAAAATCCATTAGAAATTACTTCTATTAATAATATTGTTGGTTCGCCACCAGTAAAACAAATTGGTGTTGATAAAGAAGCATCAGGGACAGGTGCAACATTTGTTACCTATGATGCGTTTGCATCCCCATTATTAACAGTTGATACATTAAGGGTTAGTGATAAAGAAAATTTAATTATCAATATTTATAGAACAACAAATAATGGAACTGTTTATTATCAAGTTACATCTATTGGTGGAATTGAAAACAATAAAACTATTGATGAAGTTTCATTTGTTGACACTGTACCGGATGAAGTTTTAGTGGGTAATGCTCAACTTTACACAACAGGTGGAGAGGTTGAAAACATTGCGCCACCTGCTGGTAATGTAATTGGTACATATAAAAATAGGCTTTTAGTAGTGCCTAATGAAGATCCAATTTCTTTCTGGTATTCAAAACAAGTAAGGTCTAACACACCTATTGAATTTAATGATTCATTTATTCAGCGCGTGCCAGAAAAGGGTGGTGCAATTACTGCACTTCAACAGATGGATGATAAACTCATTATCTTTAAGCAAGATTATGTGTTTGTGATGGTCGGTGATGGCCCGTCTGTAAGCGGTGTTAATAATGACTTCACTGATCCGCAAGTAATTACCGCTGATGCTGGGTGCCTTGATAAGAAGTCAGTGGTAGTATTGCCAACTGGTCTTATTTATAAGTCTCAAAAAGGGTTTTATCTTCTTGATCGTGCATTAAACGTAAAATATATCGGTGCTGACGTTGAATCATCTAATGCTTACACGGTTACTAGCGCAAAGATGAATGAAACAGAAAACCAAGTTCGCTTTACTATGTCTAATGGTGACACTCTTGTATATGATTACTACGTAGAACAGTGGGCTACGTTTAAAGGTGTTAATGCAATCGATGCAGTAAATTTTCAGGACAAATACACTTACTTGGTACCAAGTGGTGAGATCAGAAAAGAAAACACTGCATTTACAGATGACGGTGCTTTAATTCCTATGAAGATTGAAACCGCATGGTTAAACCTTGCAGGGCTTCAAAACTATCAACGTATTTATCACATTATGCTTGTTGGAACTTACAAATCTCCACACACTCTTCAAATTGATCTATACCGTGATTTTATTGAAACCCCTTATGAAACGGTAACAATCCCAGTATTGACAGCACCTACCAAGTATCAATACCGAGTGTTTCCAAGCATTCAAAAGTGCGAAGCAATTAAAATTAAGATTACAGAACTTCAATCTTCTCCATACGGTGAAGGTTTTGACATTAGCGCGATTAACATTGAACTAGGTGTTAAACGTGGGCAGAACAAACTTTCACCTGATGAATCATATGGTTAATGCACGGATGTTTGAATCTAATGATTATAATCAGTTGCAACGGTGGTGTTTTGACAGGGAAGTTGAAGCGCCACCGATTGAATTTCTAAGTGATACCGGCATGATCGTTGATGATGTAGCTGTTGGATTTTTATACTTAACTAATAGTGCAATTGGCATGTTGGAAGGGTATTTAACTAACCCAAAGGCTGACAAAAACGATAGGCATGAGGCATTAAATAGTATTACACTAAACTTAATTAAATTGGCCGAAAACAAAGGCTGTAAGTTTTTGAAGTGTGATACCAAGTTTGAAGAAATAGTTATCAGAGCAAAAAGTTTTGGGTTTAATGAATTGGGTCAATTTAAGACCTTTGTAAGGGAGCTATAATGGGCTTTTTATATCAAGACACAAGTGCAGCAGCAGGACAAGTTGGGGCAGGTACAAGCGCATTAGAAGAGGCAAGAAAACAACAAATGGGGTTAGCTGGTGCGCTTCAGCAGCAATATGCAGGAACAGGCCCAAGTGCTGCACAGGGTATGCTTCAACGTGGTTCTGAAGAGGCAATTAAACGATCTGCTGGTGCGCTTGCTTCACAGCGCGGTATTAATCCTGCACTTGCTCAGCGTCTAGCTTCTCAACAAGCAGCAGAACAAACGCAACAGGCTGCACAGTCAGGTGCAATTCTTAAAGCGCAAGAATCACAAGCTGCACTTGGTGGATTGCAAAACGTATATGGACAAATGGGTCAACAAGCACTTGGACAATACGGAACTGCTCAACAAGCATTATCTGCGCAAGAAGCTTCTAATCAACGCATGACTGGTCAACTTGTTGGTGGTGCCATGCAAGGTCTTGGCGCACTTGCTGGTAAGTTCTTTGCTGAAGGCGGTGTTGTTCCTGGTGAAGCAGAAGTTCCAGGTGATTCATACAGCAACGATAAAGTACCGGCTATGCTCTCACCTGGTGAGATCGTAATCCCACGTTCTAAAGCTGATGATCCAGATAAAGCTAAAGAGTTTGTTGATAAGATCATGACAGAAGAAGCTGACATGGATGAAAAAGAAGTCACCTATGCAGATGTTGTGTCTATGCAAAAGCAATTGGCAGAAATGATTAAAAAGCTGGGCAAATAAAATGCACAAGATTCTTAAAGAACTGGATACACATTTCATTGTTGAATTGCCTAATGGAGTAACTATCAAAGTTGCTAAGGGCGGTTTATCAGACAAGATTAAGGATAAGGTTTTATACTTAGCTGAAGGTGGAATGGTACCGGAACTTGGATTCATCCCAGAAGCTCCTAAGCCTACGTTGCAACACATGGGCAAGGCACCGGTGTCTGAGCAACTTAAAGCAATGCCATATGCACCAGGCACGCCAGATGTGTATAAGACGGCAGTTGATCAGCCTAGACCAGTGAAGCAAGGGCCGATTGCGGATAAGATGTTTGAACAAGCGCCAGGTGGTGCAGAAGAAGCGCCAATTTCACCAATTGATTTCATCACACCTAGTATGGTTACAGCGCCGGTTAAAGCACTTGGTAAAGGTGCAGGAATGGCTGCAGAAAAGTTTTACGAAGCACAGGCTAAGGGTTTGTTGGGTAGCGAAGTTGGAGCATTGAACATTGGTAAAGGTGCTAAGACTAGAATTAATCCACTTGGGATGTATTCTAAGTTAGAAAATACAATTGAAGAAAAAATGGGTGGTTCTGCTACTCCTGATCAGATTCTTGGAATGCTTCGTGATGTTAAGCCTGAAGAAATGCAGTATAGCGGTTTGAATGATTTTCTTGCTGGTAAAAACAAGGTTAGCAAACAAGAGATTCTTGATTTTGTTAAGGCTAATGAATTGCCAGTACAGGAAAAGGTTGGTTCAACTAAATATTCTCAATACACACTTCCAGGCGGTGAGAATTACAGAGAGAAGCTGTATACATTGCCTGTAAAAAAAGAACCTAGTTCAGATATACAACTAAAAGCTTATGAAAGAAGATTAAAAGAATTAACAGATAAAGACTTAAAAAAAGGATTAAGCGATAGCGAATACCAAACTGTTAATGAACTTGAATTTAAAATAGAAGATTTAAAAAATAAAATAAATAATCCTTTAGGTTCTTACAAATCCTCTCACTTCGACGAACCTAATATCCTTGCCCATACTCGTTTAAATGATCGTGTTGATGCTGAAGGTAGAAAACATTTGTTCGCTGAAGAGATTCAATCTGACTGGCATCAGGCAGGACGAGAGAAAGGGTATAAAGCAAGTTTTAAATTTAGTCCAATAACAGAAAAAAACATAACAAACATAGAAGATAACGGCGGTTTTTGGTCTTTTTATGTAAAAATGCCAGATGGTAAAGATGTTGCACAAAATGTATTTAAACAGCAATGGGATTCAAAGCTTAAGCAAAAAGTAGATGCTGGATATACGGTTGAATCAGCTAAACAAGAAGCTTTAAAAAAGCTAAATGAAATTGAAGAACGACACGTCAAATTTGTAAATGAAAATGCAGTCGTTCCAGATGCTCCAATGAAAAAAACTTGGCATGAGTTTGTGTCAAAAAATCTTCTCAGTGATGCGGCTAAGGGTGGTTATGACAATGTGTCTTGGACTACAGGGGCGCAACAAGCAGATAGATATAATCTAAGTAAGCATATCAATGAAATAAAATATTCTCCATACCATTCTTTTGATCCAAAAACAGGAAAATCTCTTGGAGAACTAGGTGATAAATTCAATGTAGATATTATTGATAAAAATGGAAATCTTAATAGAAGAATTGGAATGCCAATTGATGAAATAAAACAATTAGCTGGTAATGATATTGTAAATAAAATTCTTGCTGGAGAGGGAACCGCTAAAGGTGGTGGTAAAATTCTTTCTGGGCTTGATATTTCTGTAGGCGGCGAAGGAATGAAAGGTTTTTACGACAAAATCATTCCTGATTATATGGGGAAACTTGGGAAAAAGTACGGTGTTAAGCCTGAAAAAACAAAACTTCCTGAAGCTGGTGAAATCTGGACAATGAAAATTACGCCTGAAATGCGTGAAGATATTTTGAACAAAGGTCTTCCAATGTACGCTATGGGTGGAATGGTTGAAGACAAAAAGGGAAATAATATGGATTACAAAATGCTTAAAAATGAAAAAGATTTCTATGTAATGCAACATCCCGATGGCTCTTCGTTCAAGGTAGCCAAAAAGGGGTTAAAGCCAGAAGTTAAATCTAAAATTGAATCCTATTCCAAGTTCATGCAAAAAGCTGAAGGTGGCGTAATCCCTGGCGTTGATCAGCCAGAACAAATGGCTAGTGAAATGCCACAACAACAAGAACCTGACTTTGCACAAATGGTAAAAGAACAGCCAAGACAAGAAGCTAGCCCGTACCAGAAACAACTTGGTCAAGCTACACAAGACATTGAAGCGCAACTTCTTGGTACTTATGCAAAGACTGGCATGCTGGAAGAGTACACCCCAGAGCGCATTCGTATGATGGCAGAAGAGAGAGTGTTAGGGCAGCGTGAAAGAGA